CTTTTGCTTTTGGAAGGTTACCTACGTCGATGTAGAATATTCTTCTCTCGGGAGCTCTTGAAATCCTATAGATAACAAGTGCATCTTCCATCATTGATAACTGATTTGCAGTCTTCAATGCCTTGTGCAGATACCCGATGACTACGTTCTTAGTGTAGTCAAGTAATCCCGAAGTCGTATATGTTACTGCCTCGGGTGCAATTCGTACAGTGCTTCCTTCAGCTGCACTGGATTTATCAAACCCTTTATCATTGAAAACATAGAACTCTTCTATCTTTGAAATCCTTTCGATTTTAGTCTTAGGGTCTCTTTCCTTTTCAATGTTTCTGACCTTCTTAATCTTAATTGGGTCAATGTTTCTTAAGTCTACTATGCCTCTTTTAACATTTTTAGCGTCGACGACTTTATGGAAGTATACTCTTCCATCTACGTACCATTTTCTGAATAATTCATGAGAGTTCTGATTGAACTTCATCATTGATAGGATGTTGTAAAACTCGTCTTGTATCTTACCTTTGATACTATCAGAGAGCTTAACATCTCTGAGGTCGAGTGTGACTATCCTATCAGAACTATCCGATGTGATACACTCATTAACTATATCTTCAATTGCAGAATCACATTCTGGCACCAAAGATACCTCACGATATCTACGAATGAGTTCTGCCTCATTCTTGATACCACCTTCCATATCGACGTAAGCACCATATGCTCCGCCACCTATGAATCCACTTTGTTGTTGTATGACTGGTGTACCGTCATCATCAACTGGTGGAACAAAAGAAGGTGCCTTCGGCAACTCCTTTGCTCTTAAGTCATCCTTCTTACGGGATATTTCAAATCCTAAAATTTCCATACTAATATTTATACCACGCTAAGGTGGTCTGTTTCACTGTTCTTAAAGAACTCTTTCCCAGTGAGAGAAAGTTAAATCAACTGTAAATTCTTCTAATGCATCGACTGTTTCGTAGCTTAATGCTATTTCACCGATGTTTTTAGGGAACATGTTGAAGAACTCATATCTCGCTAGTACAGAGTCGTCTTTGTTTAACTGTTCTACAAATCCTCTTGATAATAAGTAATCAAGTGTAGTAGACCCTTCACCACTATCCATTGCTTGGATTTCCATCTGCCATGCTTCTAAAGCAGTTCTTGCTGAAAATTCCATATCATTGATGATAGTAACTGACCAGTCTGCAAAAGAACGTTCCCCTGCTAACTTTAAGTTTGCTCCTCTAAAAGGTATTACAACTTCACTTAACGTTGCAGCTGGGATGTTTGCACCTTTACACATGAACTCGATATTGTTTCCAGCTCTTGGTAAGAATACTCTAAAACGGTTTGCTCTTGGGCCACCACCGATTAGTTGTGCTTTAAATTGGTCTATTGTTGCCATGTTTTATACTCCTTAAACTGCACCATAAATTTCACTAAACTCAACACCCGACCTTGCAGCCACGAAGTTAAGAGTGATAAAGTTAATACTTCTAGAAGGTTTCACAAAGATAGAACATACAAATTCGTTTCTATCGATGACTGAATCAGTGTTGTTTGTTTCGTCACAAACTACTGAGAAATCTACTAGTCCTCTTCTGTTTTTTACGTCTCTTAGGAAAGGTTCTATTGCAGCTCTAAACTGAGCTCTTGTGAATGCATCGTTGAATTCAAAGAGTTGTGATTTAGCTGCAGTTGATATTGCCTTTTCTAGTACGATGAATAGTCTTCTTACGTTGATTCTGTCGAATGCAGAAGGACTTGTTAATGCAGTCTTATCACCGTAAAGAATTGTACCTTGGCCTGGGAATGTTACTACTGGATTAACTCTTGCACGGTATAAGTCATCTCTAGATGCTTGTGAAGGGTTAAATGCAAGTTTAGTAATTCCTAGGTATTGTCCTCTAGAGAATCCTGCTGGTGAGAACCATGCATCTCTAAGAAGGTCTGACCTTGCCATAACGCCTGCTGTATGTCCGTTAGCAGGTACGTAACAGTACTTATCGTTGTATCTGTCATATTGATATGTCCAACCGCTGTCAATTACGGCATATGAACTTGATGACATAGTGTTTGCAGTTGTGATAACGTTCGCTGCTTGTGATGACTCTGAAGTAACACCAACAACGTCTGCACGTCTTGGAGACATGATTGCGATACAATCTTTTCTACCTTCTGCAATTAAAACTGCTTGATTAGAAAGAGTAGTCCAGTCTGCAAGAATATCTTGGTCTGTACCACTTCCGTTATCAGTTCTTGAAGAACCTACGATTAAGAAAGATATATCAGATGTTTCACCATCTTTAAAATGCATATCCCATGTACCGTACTTCTGCGCTGCAGTTGGAGTTCTTCCATTTGCACCGTTTGCTAGGGATGTAACTTCTGCCAATGTTGGTCTTAAGAATGCTTTACCCGAAGTAGCTGATACTGCGTGTGTTCTGTGTTCATTTGCAGTGTTAACCATTGCAGTTGAATGTTGTCCCCAATATACCCACTCTGAACTGTTTCCTATTACATTTCTGTAGTAGTTAGACTCACCACTTGAATCTTTTGCGTCTGACGCAAGAGAAACAAATCCATAAGTCTCTAACATTGAGTGTGGAACTCCTGTGATTGCACCGTCTTCGTCTACTACGACTACGTGAATTTCGTCTGTTGTTCCATTAGCTGTTGTTGCTGATGCAGACTTGCCTGGAGCTTTATCGAATGATGCATAGAATTCCCAGTATCTATTAACTGCAGTTCCGTTTGCAACGGTTGCTACTAGACCTGTTCCTGTTGGTTGTCCTAATGCTTCGATTGTGATATCGTTTGTGTTGATTGCTAGAACTCTGTATTGTTGAGTTGTTGAACCAAATGTGATGATGTCTCTGACTTGTACTAATGCACCGCCACCACTCGCAAGTGTTATAACGGTTTGACCAGCTGCCTCTTCGGCACCTGTTGTTGTCGCTGCATCATTGTAATATGCATCTGAGGATGCACATACAGAAACTTTCAATGAATTACCTAAGACGCCAGGGCATCTTGCAATCCATTTACCTACTGTTCCACCGAGAGCTCCACTCTCGTATGATTGAACATATTCTTCATGATTTTTTAGAAGTGAAGAAGAAGAACCACCACCGTTTGCACTAAACAAACCTGTAGTGTTAATTCTAACCACTCTAAGAGATGAACCATATCTTAAAAATGCTTCTGCTGAATAAAAGTCTTCTGCTCCAGCATTAGTATTAGCTGGTTCATAAAACTCATCGACTAAACCCTTTGTATCTGAAACTGTCTTAACTTCATCAACAGGGCCCCATTGGAATGAACCAGCGAAAGCACCAGTTGTGCTTGATACTGCTGGTACAACATTTGTAAGGTCTACCTCTTTGACCTGTACGCCTGGTGATACTTGAAATGCCATACTTTTTCTCCTGTTAATGTAAAAAGTTGTTTACTGTTTTATTTATAACTTTTAATTTCCTAACTTAATAGCTTTATTACTATTCCATGTTTTTGTGATACCATCTGTCACCTTGATTATCAACAAATGATGTTTCCTGTTGTGAAACATCTCCAAAGACTCCTGCTGGTAGCAAGTCGTCTTGAATTATCTTCTGTTGTTCAGCATACAACAAGTCTTTGACCTGTGTATCTGTCAAGTGATAAAAGTATTCCGTGGTGATAAACCAACTAAACATGACAACATTCATTACCATGTCGTCATGATATCCTCTATCAGCCTCGAAACTAGTACCTTTATTTATGAAGGTCATGAGCTCCGTGATTGTAGGTCTATCTACTAACTCTAATCTGTGTTCTTCCAACAATTCTTTCATTGTAGAACATCCGATACGTTTAATCTTTCTCGACATTGTAACTCCAATGTCTTCTGCTTTTGCAAACCCTTGAGTAAAGACGTTTTCGTACTCTATATCATAGTGCAATTGATTGGCCACCATAGCACCTTCGTTATTATTCTCAATTATTACAATTGGTTTATTGTAAGGTGTTACAAACTTATTTATAATATCGGGGAAGAGAAGGGGACTTATCATGTTATCTCTGTACACAGCCACTTGTTTAAAGGGTTGAACCGACACATCGAAGATACTAAACGTCGACCAGTCCATTCCTCTACCCTTTGCAACATCAACTGTACATATGTATTCGTGACCTTCTACTGGTCTATCATACATAACGAAACCATCTTTCTCATACTCTCCTTCTACTGCTTTCATTTCTAATAGTGTGTTACTATTGATAAGAGTATTACCAGTTCCTAAGAAACTGTTACCATATTCCTGTTCGAACTGTGCTTCAGATGTGTTTGCAATAGTCTGTTGTTTCCATTCTTCATCTCTGCCAGGCACGTCAAACCAGTTAATAAGAAAGTCTTTATACTCTGATTGTCCATGTACTGCACTTTCATATATCTTATGAAACATATTACCTACACCGTTTGCAGTAGAGGTGATTATAACCTTCGAATCTTTACCCGAGGTAACAACTGGATATGTTGCAGTATAGAACGTTGCAGCGTCTTCTACGAATGCAAACTCATCCAAGTATAGTAGATTGATAGACATACCACGAATTGATGATGATGACGTTGCAGCTGCAACTACCTTCGAATCATTTGCAAATTCGATAGAACCTTTGTTTAGAATCTTAACGCCGGGCTGTAAAAAGAACGGAACAGATTCTAACATAGTAACAATACGTGCAATCATCTCCCTTGCAATTGCACCTTTGTTTGCAAGAACGGCTACAGTTACTTCGGGATGAAACACTAAGAACCACAATAAGTATGCACAAGAAGTGATGGATTTACCACTCTGTCTTGATGCAAGTACTACATTAAAACGATTACTATCGTAATGTTTTATAAGTTTATCTTGATATCCACGAAGCTTAAAAGGTACCATACCTTCATCTAGTGATATAATTTGTGTGTAATTTTCAATGAAATGACATGGGTCTTCAGAACACTTCATGTATTCTGCAAGCTCTTTTTCGGTATATTGATGTTCTATACCCGAACGTTTGATGAGGTTGTTACCTAAGTATCCCTCGTTTGTAGGTTGTACCATTACTTATTCTTCTTTAGAAATTTCTGTAACTCGGATGTTGAACCGACATATAGATGATTGTGTTGTGTTCCAATCCGTTTCTCTTCGTCGTCCTTTTCTAATTCCTTTAATTTCTTCTGCACGTCTAATAATTTTTCTGCAGTATCACCAACCGTTTTAAGCAATTGTCCAGCAACTTCATATGCACGAGGATGTTCTGTTTCCTTTGCAACATCTAAGATACCTTCGATTGCATCTTGCCCACGCTCTACAAGACCATAGAGATTTTCTCTTGCATATTTGTAGTCGTTTACTATTGATTCACCTCTGTCTTTAACAGTAGGTAATTTTTTGGGAAGTATTTCTACTTCTGCTTTGATTTCAGTGTGAATGTCTAAGACATCATCTAACTGTTTATCTATCGTGTCTTTTGTCATTATTAACTCGCATCTGTAGTCCTATCATCTGCAAAGCTTCTTGTAGAACCATCATCATAAAATGTTACCGTTTCTGCAACAACGAATGTATCAGTTGGGTCAACTGAACCAACAAACTTAAGTTTAGTTTTTGCATCTAATGTCACTGCACTTGATACAACTATACTTAATTTATCGTTTGCAATACTTGAGATTGTTGGATTCGTTCCTAAATTGGTACCGAATACTTCATCGTTTGCACTTATCTTAGTATTTATAGCCGTTGCAAATGATACTGTGGTGGAGTTATTTACTGCAGTTGAGGTTGTTTCTGCAAATGCTGGTTCGTAATGTTTAACTTCTTTAACCAATCCACTACCGTCTATCTCACTGGTAGTGAATAAACCACTTGCAGTCTTAACTTGACCTTGCACTCCGTCTGATATGTATGTTCTTTCAATAACATTCTTAATAACTTCACCAGTATATACTGGGCCGAAGAAATATAACTTCATAGTAAACTCTAATGTGTACTCAATCACACGTCTTTCTTCGAATGAACCTTCGTATTGGTCTTCCATTGTTACAGAACCTAGAATGATAGGTACGTCTCTGTAATCGACCATAGAGTCAATCATCTTCATTGTAACTGTGTATTCGGGTTGGAAATATGGTAGGATTTGTTCTACTATTTGTAGTGCATCGTTCATGTTCTTTGCAAGAATCGATAGACTAAATGTTAAATTGTATGGTGCTGGTTGATATTGGAATCCTCTTTTACCTGTGTCTGCAGTCTCTAACTGTGATTTAGAACTCCTAATTAGTTTGTTTTGTTGTCTAGTTGCATCATATTCGAACCCTGTAAGTTCGAATGCAAGTCTAGGCATACTGATTGCAGTTCTCATACCATCACCAAGGTTGGCATCTTCTGCTAATCTTTGTAAGAACTTTTGTTTTGGCCCATAACTTATGGGTACTTTTTGTTCCGTGAGTACCGTACCGTCTGATTTTACTTTCTTGATTGTAATGTTATTAAAAAGAGTACCAAAAATTGATACAGCTCTCTTCATTGTTTCATTATAAAAATAGGTACCAAACATTATGAATAGTCCTCTATATACTGTTTTATTTCTGCAACTGTAAATAGGTTTTCTGCATCTTCATCTGCTATTTTAATATCATAACTGGACTCAATGTCCATAATTACTTCAACTACTGATAACGAATCTGCATTTAAGTCATCAACAATATGTGACTCATCTGTGATTGTAGATATATCTACATTTAATCTATCTGCTAATATTTTTTCTATCATTATGTAACCTCACCAAATGGGTTTGTTTCTGAGAAGTCTAGGTATCCATCTGCTTTATCTTCGAAGTCTTTATTCTGTGCATCACCATCATTTGCAAACGTTAGAACGTCTGTAATGGATTCTATGACCACTGTCTTACCACTTGATGCACCAACCAAGGTATCACCAACTGCAAGGGTTCTTGTAACATCCTTGATAGTAAGTTTACGTATCTCGTCTGATGCGCCTGGCGTCCAACCAATAACTTCACCAGTTGCAGCTCCACTGTAATTTATAACTTCTTGAATTGTAAATTCTCCACTTGTATTTGAAACAACCATTTCGATTGTGTATGCCTGTTCGTTTTCTACTAAGTCTACTACTGTTCCAGTATCGAAATCCTCTCCACTGTATTCGAACAACTCACATTGTAATTTGAATACAAATAGTTTTCCGACTTGATAGAATGGGTTCTCATGTTCTACAAATTTGATTTCAAACATTGAACCACTCATAGGGAAGTAAATTAAATCTCCCTCGTTAGGTCTTAATGATGTGGTGAGATTTGAATCTAAAGAAATGAATCTTTCCCATGTTCTTAATGATATTACAAAGGTTGCAGTATCCCTAACTGAGACACCAAACTTAGACATTAAATCTCCATCACCTTCAAACCCATCTGTATTTTCTAGATACATTTCTACTGAGTATGCATCTCCAAATTTGGATTGTACATCTTCACCAAGGATAGTATCCTCTTCTACAATTTCTCTAGGTAGGTAAAATGTTTCGTGTCCATACATTCTAAGTGACTCAACAACGATGTCTTCATATAGCATCTGTTCAGTATTAACTGCATGGTTAAAAAATACGTTTGTTGGCATGTTTTTATCCCATTAAGTCCATGACTGGCATTTCAAAATTCAGTCTAGACTCTTCTTCTAATCTTGTAATTTCCTCTTGTGCTTCGGACTTCATCTGTGCAGCGTCTAATGTGACTCCGCCAGGCAATGCAATTCCCGAAAACTTAGATAGGTTTTCACCCCACTGATACTTAACTAATGCAGTACAATATTTCTTTAACCATATATCGTCATAGACATCTGTCATATCGGTTGGGTCAATCTTTCTGTAACATTCAATGATTAGATATTCACCAGCTGTTAAACTATCTGCATCTAAATCTAGATACAATCTATTAGAATGCATGTTGTATCTAATAGGTGTTCTTCCAACTAGGATGTTATCCATCATTGTTATATTCTGCTGTACCATTTCATAATACAGAACGTTAGTTGAAGTTAAATCATATAAGTCATTTAGTCTTAATTGATATCTTAAATCAAACATGTTTAGATTATGTTTGTCATTGAATGGTAAAATGTTTAAAACAGATAACACATGTTCGGGTAGAGTAAGATAGTTTTGTTGTTCTTTATATGTTTGATTACTTACTGCATGACCACCTGCTGTTGCAGCTGAATGTGATTCATCTGTCTTGAATGAATCTAACTGACTTTGTGTAAGTTGGTGTTTTAAATAACACTTAATACTACCATCATAGCAGTATTCTCTAAAGTATTGTAGACCTTCATCAAGTCTATCATCAAACTGGTCATCATCTACGTTGATTTCCAACACAGGTGCGCCTAGTTTTCTCTTAACGTACTCCTTGAGGGTTGCTTTTGAATTTGGTTGTGCCATAATAGTATTCCTGTTTAATACTATTTATGCGTTTTTTATTCTTGGAAATAAGTCTTAGTAGTAAGTTTATCGATTTTATCAGAGATACGGTTCATTTGGTCTAATAGTTTAGACATATCTTTCTCAATTTCTTCACGTGTGACATAATCTTTGGCTATCTCTTCACGTGTCTTATTGAGAAGAATCCCTTGGCGTGATACCTCTTGTAGTGTATTCCTAAGTAAGAAACCTATAGGTACAATAACAAAGACTGTAATTATATTCCATAGGATATAAGGTGTGATAGTAATTTCCATACTACTATTTAGAATAATCAGTTCAGTATGGGGTTACCTATTTCATCTAATTCAAAAGTAAATTCATTCTCATTGGGTGGTGTCCCTTGAGGGTCTCTTCTACTTGGGGAAGCTGAAATTTGATGTACTCTACAATTGAACGAAATTGAGTATCTTTCTTTGTCTGTAGGATTGGGTTCTACCATATGCATTGCACCACTAGGAAACATTATAAGTCTTCCAGTGACAGGATGATATCCTATACTCTCGTGCATTCTAGCATTGGTAGGATGGTCTGCGACTACCTTTGGGTCTGTATTGATTAGTTGTAGGTCACCTTCATCACCGTCTCCATGTATATAAAAAACTCCACTATACCAACAACCATTATGTAAATGTGGTGTATTCCATGCACCTTTATCATTTATATTTGCCCATGTATTGTCTATTTTAACTTGTGCATCGTCGGGATGAACTCTGAAGAATTGTTGTACTTCATCTCTCAATGCAGTTTCAATACATCTAACAATCTTTGCAAAGGCTGGATGTTGTTCTACCCCATCTTGAGACTGCCAACCAGTGTACCTGTTTGATATTTGTCTACCCTTGGGGTCTCTTTTTCTCCATGCATCCATTTCTTTTTTAAGAGTCATTATATATTCTTTGGAGACAGCATCTTTACCATACTTCTCTTGGTCTAATAAATTTCTTTCAAATATGAATGTTGGGAATGCTAATCTAATTGTCATCTGTATCTCCGAATAAATCTAATTGTACTTCTGCATTTTTTTCTACTAAATCGGGATTATGCATAGGACACTCGGGTGGTGGATTATCTTCTTTAAACATTCTTCCCTTCTCATTCCAATACTTAATTCTTCTATAGGCACCAGCCATTCCTTCAATATGTCTTTTCTCTTCTCTAAGTTCGGGTGACCTATTCCATTCATCCATTGTTTTTAGTTTACCACCATCTTCACCCACTCTATGGGTAGTTCTAACTGACCTGTTCTCTTGCCACGATTGATTGTCGTATGTTATATAGGATGCATTCCAAGTCTCTCTTCTGTAAGGGATGATTTGAACTAATGGTGTTCCAGCTTTGATTATAAAATCTTTATTTGTTTTAGGATAGAAGATAATTTGAGAGTTATCCATATTAACATTAAATGCATCTGTATCAATCATACCTTGCCATGTTGCAAAATACTTATTTTGAAATAGAAATGGGTCTAAGTATAGACAAGAATAGCCTGGCGGAGTAATAATATTCCATGGTGCTTTCATTTTGAATGCATCTTTTGTTGGTGCATCTTCTTTAGATAAGTAAGTAAATTGATGACCTGCTTGTCCAGCTGGATGTGTTGGTGATGAAAGTCTGTCCTGTGGGTCTGTTCTTGAATTACTAGAATGTTCACTTACAAATACTTGCATGTCTTTCTTTGCACAAATTAACCATCCAGTCTTTAACCAGTCATCCATAGCAGGACATGACCTTATAGTCTGAGTTTTGTGACCACGAACATTCTCTTGAACCTTCATAGTCTTCCACCAATCGGGAACTACTTTCTTTGCTAGAACTGGTCTCCAATTCTCCGTGGTTTGTTTATCATAACATGTAAATTCAATCGTAGGCATCTTCACCCCATAAAGTCTTTAGACTAATTTCATCTCCTCTTATAACCAAAGAACGTCTATCCATATACCTTGCAGCTGGTTTTGGTGCATCTGCACCATGTGGTATTCTTCCATCAAATATTAATAATCTATTGGGTTTAAAATACACTTCTGCAACTTGATGATTTTTAATATGGTCTTCTCTTCCATGTATTCCTTGTTGCATTTTATCATACATTCTTAAAGAACCACCCCAAGAATCATTCCAAAACTTATTTGGATAATATAAAAATGAAAGATTCCAATCATCTTGAGGCTCACAATCTGCATGTGTTGTTCCCTCTAGTCCTTGAGTCTGAGAATTCAAACCAAAGTATTGAAATCTCTCCCACATAAATCCGAAGTCTGTTTGTAACTTTCTATTGAACCAATTCATAAGATATGTATCTTTAGGTTCCATACCACGTTCTATTTCTTGGTTCTCACCTCTAAAGAATCCAACACCCCAAAAACTATGGTGTGGTAGTCCTGTAGGACTGTCTGAGTTTACTTGATTAGTTTTTGCCCAATAAGAATTTCTAGTTATCCTATCATCAATACAATGATGCATCGTTGTAGATAAGTAATCATCTAAAACGTATACCTTTTGCAAAGGCATATCTTTGATATGGAAAGGTTCTTTAATGAACTCTAACTCAACGTTAAACCCCATTGACTACGGCCTAGTATCTTCTGGCGTATATGGACTAGGTAATTCACTCTGATAAGCGTCATAGTCTTTTAAGAAGTCTTCTCTAGTAGATTGGATTTCTTGAACTAGTTGGTCTAAAACAGAGTTAACTGCATCTGCAAATTCCATTGCTCTTCTAGCGTTATTTCTATGTGGATGATTCGAACCTTCTCTACCAGCATAAGTAACTTCAGATAGATTATCAAAGTTATACTGTTTACATTCTTGGTCGATGTAATCTTTAGTTGTACTATAAAGAGTATTGATAAATTGCATATTGAGACTGTGACCTATAGGTGGTTCACTATTCTCAATGTATTGTTCAATCATTTCACACTCTTCTTTTGAGAGTGCAGTTTTTTGTTGTCGGTCAAAAGCTAGACCTTCTTCCCAGTTTAATATTTTAACTTCTATATCATCATAGATGATAACATCAAACTCAAAATCAAAAGCTGGTTTGTCTACAGAATCGTAATTGTATTCAAGTCCGTTAGGTTTACGGATGAATAAAGTTCCTTCACTGTCATATATAAATGCGTTCATAATTTAGTTCCTCGGTAATATTATAACATACTAATCGCCAATTGGCAATCTTCTTTTCACTTTTAAAAAGTCTTCAAGATTATTTATGGTTGAATAATCCATCCCTTTTACCCATGGGCCACCACGTGTATAATGTATACCACTGTAGTTGTACTTTTCTTCATGGTTATCATATCCTTCTACAAAGATATAATGTTCGGGTATTTTAGAGATTTTATCTGTCCACTCAAATTGATGTAGCTGTTTTCCTGTCCAAGTGTTAACAACTTCGGGTGTTAGCTTCTTACAGTCTTCATGTCCATTATTGAATACCATCATACTAGACCAAAGCTTCTTAGGGTAATCTATATTAACTTCACCATCAAACTTTGTTTCATCATGTTTGTATTGTGGATATTGTATACATGCAACAGCATCATTAGGGTTTAAGTAGTAAAACATTGGTAGTATACTTTTATTAAAGATGAAGTCATCATCAATAAAGATACTAAATCCTTCGTAGTTCTCTAAGTAAGGTATTAGGAATCTACTGTATGTAAATTCAGTACTTTGATTTGCATACTCTCTAGTATACTCGGGAATCTTAGAAATGTCAAGTATTTTAACTTCGGGTTCCCATTTAACTTGGTCATGCATCCAACCTCTACCAAATCCGTTTTTAATACTTTCTAGGATTGCAAACTTAGAACACTTAGACAAATCTCCATGTCTACTATCATGTCCAATATAGATTGTTAGGGGTTTACCTTTTGCAAGTTCATAGACCTGTTTGTTAAATGCATGTACTTCATCTCTGAAATCTAAGTCCATTAATGCAGTATTATATTCAATACAACCATCCACATATGTGAATGAACAATGGTATTGCTTGTCTAATCTCTTTAACTTAGTATACCACATCTCTAATACGCTGTCAAGGCTTGTCGGTTCAACTTTCACAACATCAAAATTATCTATTACCATAATTTCCATATCGTTGTCTTGCATCTCTTCAAAGACACCCGAACGAATAGAGCCTGGGTGTATTCTAAATGTGTAAGTAGATTCAGTATTCATACCAGTGACACCATTATCTACAACATATCCTTGAATAGGAGCTCTTAAACCTTCCTCTTGGATACTTTGAATTAGCCAGTGTGCTTTTGCACCGTGATAATACATAGACAACAATGAACCCTCTGCATGTTGGTCTCTGTTTTCAACTGTGTCCCAATCGATTAATGTATCTATATCTACATATCCATTAGAATCTTTCATGTCCATACCTGCTACGCCTGGAATTACCTTTCTAGGTTTCTCTGCATAACCAACTGGTAAAAACTTGTGATAAGTTACTGACTCATTTCTTAATCCATTGAACCCACCAAATCTGTTTTCTTTTCTTAGATATTCAAAGTCTTTCCACTTTGCAATCTTTACTGGTGGTAGAATTTCTTTAAACATCCACTCAAGTATTTTATAGGTTTCTGAAGTTTTTGAATAGCCTGGTTCTATATTAAATGCACCAAGATGAAAATTACCAATGGCCTGTCTTTCTTGTGAGGTTATCTTAGGGTCATAAGGTTTTATTAATTCTTTTGCTTGTTCTAGGGTTTCAATTTTCTGCATGGTATCTCCATAATATCTGTCCTATATTTAGTAAGATAAAAAAAACCCCTCTTTCGAGGGGTCTTTGTTCACTGTCGGGTAGGTTCCTATGATGTGATTGGTGTTGCAGGCCATTGTTGTGATACCACTCCATCCCATCTTGCTTCGGGTGTTCTCCCTTGTCTTGAATAGGTAAATGGACTTCTATGCTGATAAGTCGTTGGTGTCTGACCTGTTCTTTGATATGTAAACGGACTTCTATGGTTATAAGTCGTTGGTGTCTGACCTTGTCTAGCATACGTAAACGGTGACCTGTGAGAATATGTTACAGTTGTTTGACCAGTTCTTTGATACGTAAACGGTGTCTGTGCATTCCTTATGTTTGGTTCTTGAGCAGCTGCAATATAAGGATACGGATTCTGTTTGTTTCTTATATTGGGTTCTTGTGCATTTACAGGATTCCTATAAGTGAACGGTGACCTATGTTGATACGTAGAAGGTTGACGTGCATTACTAGGATTCTGATAAGTAAACGGTGACCTATGACTATACGTAAACGGTGTCTGATTGTTTCTAATATTAGGTTCTTGTTGACTTCTAATATTAGGTTGTTGTGCATCTCTAATATTAGGTTCCTGTGCAGATACAGGACTTCTATATGTAAATGGTGACCTATGACTATACGTAAACGGTGTTTGTGCATTTCTAATATTAGGTTCTTGTTGTGACCTAATGTTCGGTTCTTGTTGGTTTCTAATATTAGGCTCTTGTGCATTACTAGGATTCTGATAAGTAAACGGTGACCTATGACTATAGGTAAACGCTGCCTGATTGTTTCTAATATTAGGTTCTTGTTGTGACCTAATGTTCGGTTGTTGTATGTTTCTAATATTAGGTTCTTGTCCATTACTAGGATTCTGATAAGTAAACGGTGACCTATGACTATACGTAAACGGTGTCTGATTGTTTCTTATGTTTGGTTCTTGTTGTGACCTAATGTTCGGTTCTTGTTGGTTTCTAATATTAGGCTCTTGTCCATTTACAGGATTTCTGTATGTAAACGGAGACCTATGGTTATAAGTAAACGCTGCTTGTGCATTTCTAATATTAGGTTCTTGTTGACTTCTAATATTAGGTTCTTGTGCCGAACGTATATTAGGTTCTTGTCCATTTACAGGACTTCTATATGTAAATGGAGACCTGTGGTTATAAGTAAACGGTGTTTGACCCTGTCTTGCATATGTAAATGGTGACCTATGAGAATACGTTAACGGTGACCTATGTGAATACGTTAAAGGTGACCTATGTTGATATGAACTCGGTTGTCTTGCTTCTCTTATGTTAGGTTGTTGTGCAGATACAGGACTTCTATATGTAAATGGTGACCTATGATTATATGTAAACGGAGACCTATGGTTATAAGTAAACGGTTGTCTTGCATTAGCAATGTAAGGTACTCTGTATGTAAACGGATTCCTTGCATTATTAGGTTGTCTTGCGTTAGTAGGGTTCCTATATGTAAATGGTGCTTGGAATGTGAACGGTTGTTGACCATTCGCTGGATAACTAGCATTATACGTAAATGGTGCTTGGAATGTGAACGGTTGCTGTGCATTCGCTGGATACCTTGCACTATACGTAAATGGTTGTTGAACAATCGAAGGCGTCTGTACATCAACGGACACTTGTCCGTTTTTGATAGTCGGTTGTTGTCTTTGACCTATTGGCATTTTAGATTGTTCCTGTTATATTAATATTTCTCATTTGCTTACGGCTCCATGACATTAGGTGGATTACCACCACCAAAAGTGAAGTAGTATGTAAACGGACTTCTGTGTTGGTACGTTATGGGTTGTTGTGCAATACTTGGGGCCCTAGAGTTTGCACCAGTTCTTGCGTTTGCAATGTAAGGCACTCTATATGTAAATGGGTTTCTTGCACTATTTGGTTGTCTTGCATTCGCTATATAAGGTTGTCTATATGTGAATGGGTTCCTTGCATCGTTAGGTTGCCTTGCATTAGTAGGGTTCCTGTACGTAAATGGTGCTTGGAATGTAAAAGGTTGCTGTGCATTCGCTGGATACCTTGCATCATACGTGAATGGACTCCTTGCATCTCTAATGTTAGGTTGTTGTGCAGAACGAATATTAGGTTCTTGTGCAGATACAGGATTCCTATATGTAAACGGAGACCTATGGTTATAAGTAAACGCTGCCTGATTATTTCTAATATTAGGTTCTTGTTGTGACCTAATATTTGGTTCTTGTTGTGACCTAATATTAGGTTCTTGTGCATTTGCAATATAAGGATACGGTTGTTGTGCAGAACGAATATTTGGTTCTTGAGCAGACACAGGGTTCCTATATGTGAACGGTGACCTATGTTGATACGTAAATGGAGACCTATGATTATATGTCAAAGGACTTCTATGTTGGTATGTACTAGGTTGTCTTGCTTCTCTTATGTTAGGCTCTTGTGCAGATACAGGACTTCTATATGTAAATGGAGACCTATGAGAATATTCCAAAGGCGACCTATGTGAATATGTTAACGGTGACCTATGTTGATACGTAGAAGGTTGTCTTGCATCTCTAATAAAAGGTGCTTGTCCATTCACTGGATTCCTATATGTAAACGGTGACCTATGTTGATACGTAAATGGAGACCTATGACTATACGTTAAAGGACTTCTATGTTGATAAGTTGCAGGCTGTCTTGCATCTCTAATATTAGGTTCTTGTCCATTCACTGGATTTCTGTAAGTGAACGGTGTCTGTGCATTCCTTATGTTTGGTTCTTGTGCATTTACAGGGTTTTGATATGTAAACGGTGACCTATGTTGATAAGTCGTTGGTGTTTGACCTTGTCTAGCATATGTAAATGGACTTCTATGTTGGTATGTACTAGGTTGTCTTGCTTGTGCTATATAAGGATACGGCTGTTGTTGGTCTCTTATATTAGGTTCTTGTGCATTTGCAATATAAGGATACGGATTCTGTTGGTTCCTTATGTTAGGCTCTTGTGCATTTGCAATATAAGGATACGGATTCTGTTTGTTTCTTATATTGGGTTCTTGTCCATTTGCAATGTATGGATAAGGAACTTGAGTCGCAGTCTGCCCCGATGCGTTATTCCATCCTGTAGGGGTTTTAATGTAGATTTGGTCAACTGCTTTCCATGTGGAACTAGCTGTTTTTACCCATGCACCTTGAGTTGAATTCCAACCTGCTGGTGTTTTGACCTTTTGTGAACCTGTTGCCATTTAGTTATCCATTAATAATACTGTTATTTATTAGAATCCTAAACTCCTAGATTAGGAGTAAAGAATCCACATATCACCAACCGCTCCATCTGAACCGCCAGGTGCAGAAGTTGATTGGTAAACATTTCTTGCAGTTCCACCACTGTTAGATGCATTCGTTATTGTTAATGCACCTGTGGATACCGCTGCTGGTGTTACTGATAATGCACCAGTTGAAGCACCTGTTGCAGTAGTTGTTCCGAATGCAAAACTTGATGCACTATCGTCCCAACCCATAAACACGTTACTTTCATCACCTCTCTCAATGACAATACCTGCGTCTCCCGATGGAGAACCAGTTGTCCCTGTTCCTAATTCAATCAACGAATCTTCGATAGTTGTGTTAGTTGAACTATTTGTTACTGTTGAACCATTTACTGTTAAGTTACCTGTAACTACAAGGTTACCACTTGCAGATACGTCTGCAAATTGAACATCACTAGTTGTTGCAACTGCCTGACCGATACTAACTTGACCCGAACTGATAGCAACACCAGTACCATTAGAGAAATGTGCTCTTGTCTCAGCTGCACTTGGCCCTGTATATGTAATAACACCAGTTGAATTGTTATATGCAAGTGAACCATCTCCACCTGCGTCTGTTACTGAAACTTTTCCTCTGATAGTTGCATCTGTAATTGCAAGGTCGACTGCACCGTCACCAGCATCATCATATGTTGCAGTGATGTTTGTGTGTGAACCGTTAGTTGCTAATTGAGTTCCAACTGTGTCTTGAATGTTTTCGTAAGGTACTCTAATTTCTAGTGTTCCAGCTGCATCATCATATGTTGTTGCAACGTTTACACCAGCAGTAATTAAAGCGTTAACTCTATCGTCAACTCTTTCATCTGTATAGTATAAGTTACCACTCTCACCAATGTGAGATGTGTTTAAAGTAACTGAAGCACCTAAGTCTACTGACTGTGAGTTAATTGTTACACTGTCATTTGCAAGTTTACTGTTTGCAATTGAACCTGCTAACATGGCATTAGTAACACCAAGTGCTTTAACTCTTAATGCATCTGAATTTGTTTCGATTGAACTATCGTCTACTCCGACTGATAGAACACCACTTGAATGTGCAAGACCGTCACCTGCTACTGAAGCATCTAGGTTTAAAGTAACTGCACCACTTGAACCACCACCCGATAGACCGTCTCCAGCTGTAACACCTGTGATGTCCGCTGCGTTTCCGTCAATTGTAAGTGTTCCAGCTGCATCATCATATGTTGCAGTTATGTTTGTTCCACCAACAATCAATGAACCGACTCTGTCATCCACTCTTTCATTTGTAAAGTAAAGGTTACCACTCTCTGTGATTCCACCAGTGTTTAGTGTGATGTTTGCTGTACCGTCAAATGAAACACCCGAGATAGTTCTTGCACTTGCAAGTGCAGTAGCAGTTCCTGCTAATCCTGTTGTATCTTGGTTAAGTGTTCCGACTGCAAAGTCTAAAGTGTTATCTGCATCTTGATACGTAACTGTAAGACCACTTTCTGTATTAGAAGTGACCATATTACCAACTGTATCTGAAATAAATTCTGCGTCTACTGCAAGGTCAATAGTTCCATCTGCATCTTGATATGTTGAAGTAATACCTGTTTCAGTATTTGAACTGAACATTGCTCCAGCAATATCTTGAACTCTTTCTGTAGTGTGATATAAATTAGTTGAGCCTTCGTTTAAGTCATCTGAATCAAATGCACCCATATTGACTGCAATATCATTTGCATTAACTGTAATACCAGTTCCAGCACCAATGTTTAATGTTGCAGCTCCACTTGTTGCACCACCAGTTAAACCCGAACCAGCAACTACTGATTCGATGTCACCAGCATCGTTTGTGAAACTGAATACACCAGTTGTGCTGTTGTATGATATATCACCAGTTGCTGATAGAGCAGCTCTTGCTCTTGCATCTGTAAAGTAAAGGTTACTTGAACCTTCTGTAATTTCGTCTGAATTGTCTTTTGTTAGAATACTTGCATCAACATAAGCTTTAATTGATTGTTGTGATGCAGCGTGAGATGCACTGTTCGAAGACATATCGTCTTCGTCTTTAAGGTCGATTGCAATGTCATCTGCATTAACTGTGATACCTGTTCCAGCAATAGCATTTACTGTTACATCACCACTTGTTCCGCCACCTGTTAGACCTGCTCCAGCAACAACACTTGTTATGTCTCCAACTGGAACTGTTGCAACTTGAGTATCAACATATGCTTTAATTGATTGTTGAGTAGCTGCATGTACGGCACTATCTGATGCCATATTGTCTTCGTCTTTAAAGTTGATTGCAATATCGTCTGCATTTACAGTAATACCTGTACCAGCACCAATGTTTAATGTTGCATCTCCACTAGTTGCAGTACCAGTTAAACCAAGTCCTGCGTTAACTCCTGTGATATCACCAACATTACCTGTAATTGTAAGTGTCCCAGCTGAATCATCATATGATAATCCAATACCAGCACCTGCTGTTAGTAAGGTATTTGCAACGTGGTCATCGATGACCTCTATAGCTGCAGTACCAAATGCACCTGCTACTAAGTCACCCGAACTATCTAGAACATCATTTGTTCCTACGGATAGACCGTTCTTTAGTATAAAATTCTTTTCCCCTGCCATTAGATTGTACCCCCATCAATAACTGCATTTGATAATCTAGTATCGAATGAAGTGTTAAATCTACTTGAAGTAAAGTATTGGTTCGTGGAACCTTCCGTTAAGTTATCTGAAGTAAGTAAAGATATTGCTGATACAGCTAGTTTTCCTGCTGAGGAAATAACTTCTGTTGAACCAACTGTAAGTCCGTACTCAATTACGAATGTATTTTGTGTTGCCATTTATGTGTCCTTTTAAGGTTTACCTTGAGGGGTGTTACATTTATTTATCGATTCACTCCTCTTAAGAATGTCCTATAATCTGTCTTTTTAAAATTACTTTATCTTTTTAAGCGTCAACTAAAATCTTCTTAAATTTAAAGACCGTTGAATTACTGGTAGCAGGAGTAGTTCTGATACGTAACGTTCCGATGTTTATATCTACACCAAACGTTGCAAGTTCGGTAGTTCCTGTCAAAACTGTACCGTATTGTGAAACACTTGCAGTAGTACCATTATGAACTATTGAAAGTTCTGTGAACTGATACGTTCCACTTGTTGAATCTGAAATAGACACTTCGTACTTTGCACTTCTATAAGAGCTCGTTGAAAAAGTATCCATGGTTGCTTCAGAGGTTGATGTAGTTGTTACCGTTCCACCTTCTAATCCTGTAGGTGTTGCAAAAGATAGTGTTCCACTACCATTTGTGGTTAATACTTGACCACTACTTCCGTCTGAAGTTGGATAAGTAATACTTGCACCTGTTAAACTATTTGTAGCAGTCAATGTTGTTGCAACTAAGTCACCAACATGTAAGTCTGCTAAAGCATATCCACTACCACTTAAATTAACTGTGGTAGAAGGTTCTACTTCTAGACCATCAAACAACTTCCATGTGGAGTCTGACGCGTCTCTAAATAGACCTGTATATTCACTTGCACCACCCTCTCCACTTAAACCGTCATTATAGTTACCATATATTCCTATGTCAATAGTGTCTGCAGTTGTGTTACCACTTGCAAGTTCTATCAATGAATCTGTAACCGATTGGGTTGTAGAATCAATAATTGTATTGGTTCCGTTAACAGTTAGGTCACCAGTAACAACAAGATTCCCACCTATGGATGTATCTCCTGCCGTTTGTATCCCTACATCTGCTAAAAATTTAGATTGAGTTGCCATAGTTCTATTTATAGCTAAAAAAAGGGGAACCGAAGTTCCCCTTAAAAGATTTTGGTCTTTTGTTTATGCGTCTACTGTTGTTCTATCAAACTTAGTAACGGTTGATGAAGTTGAAGCAGGTGTGATTCTCAATCTGAGGTCACTTCCACTTATATCTGCATCAAATGTTGCTAGAGCAGAACCACTTTTTAACGTGCCGTAAGCTGTTAGTGTTACATTGGTACCATCATGAACTAATATTAGTTCGGTACTATGAAAGTCACTCCCTTCAGTCATTGCAATAACATATCGTGCAGCTCTATAACTTGCTTTTGCAAACGTATCCAAGTTAACTTGGGTAGTTGCAGTAGTAGTTAAATCGCCTTTACTTCTGTTTGCATCTAAAAGGGACTTACTTGTACTGATTTTATCTGTTGATGTATCGTACTGGAAGACACGGATTAATTCTGCTAATTTAAAACTATTTGATTTTGCCATTAGTTAATCCCCCCTTAAGAATGTCTAATTTGGAATGTATCAATTGTAGTGTTTGTGTTGGCTGGAGTAACGAGTAATCTCATTGCCCCCGAGTCAACGTCTGCACTCAATGTAAACAAACTTGCTGTTGAATACACATCACCGTATTGTACGAAGTATGCATTCGAGCCGTTATTAATAAGTAAAACTTCACATGCATGTGTCCCTGCCGAAGCATGAGTTGCATTAATTACATACTTGATGCCCTTAATTGCCACACTATTAGAAGATAATACTTGGTCTGCTGTTGTCGCTGTTAAAACACTTGCAGTGAAGAACCCTTGTACAAGGTTCGCTGCAGCTGTAATTGCAACTATTTCTAACACGTCACCACTTAAAGCATTTGCTTGTAGTGTTATTGTCGTACTGTTTGTCGTTGCATAGTCTATGCCACCACCAATTAGTTTTACACCATTTAAGTAAACTTGTTCACTACCTGCTTGATAAACTAACGAGTTACTATCATCATCGTTTCCAGTGATGACTGTTGTCGTTGAGCCTATAGTGTAGGTAAATGTTACAACTCCACTTGATGGTTGATTACTAAATGAAAGTGTGCCTGAACCATTTGTTGACAATACTTGATTCGACGTTCCGTCACTAGTTGGGAAAGAGTAGGCGTCATTAACAGAAAGAGTTTTAGGATTAGAACCGATTTCTGTAATCGCTGCTGACCCATCGTTCTTTTCAGTATACATTCTACCATGATAGGTATTAATCGCGACTTCACCTAGTGATAAATCACTAGTAGTCGGAACTGCATTCTGAGTCGAACTTCTTTTAAAATTAATAACTGTTGCCATGTTACTCTCCTAGTATTGATTGATTGATGAAATATTAATTAAAATGTTCCGCCGTCAATACCAGTGATTGAAACTGCACCACTTGATACTGTAAAGTTTGCTGTGGCAAAACTTGCAATACCTTTATTAGTTGTAGTTGCATCTTCTCCACTTACAGTTGCTGTACCACTTGAGTATGATACGTCCATACCTTCACCAGCATCAACAATCACGACACCTAAATTAGATGCACTTGATTGTTCAGCACTGATTGATATAGAACCAGCACCGTTAGTTACATCGATACCATCACCAGCAGTAATAGTTCCCAAAGCCATGTCTCCATTGGCTGTGTGACCCATAAGAATCTGACCATTAGTTGGTGCAGCTCCATCAATCTCTTTGATTGACCCACTTAGTGTTAAGTTCGTTGCTTCCACACCACCGAATACTGCGTCCATAGCAGTTCCACTGAATACTGAGGAAGAATCTGTAGCTTGTTTAAGAGCTACGAACTTAGTTGTATTTTCATCGTAACCAAAGAAACCAACTCTAGCAGAACCATCGTTGTATTTAAACTTAATACCACGGTCTAAGTTATCGTCTGAACTATCAGCACCAAGTTCGAAAACTGGGTCTGCGATTGATACAGTAGTTGAATTAACTGTAGTTGTAGTTCCGTTAACACTTAAGTTACCTGTTACAACAACGTTACCACTTGCAGTCAATGTTGTTGCAGTGATGTCGTCTGAGTTTAGTGTTCCGCCAACTGTTACGTTACCGAATTCTACGTTGTCTGAAGTTCCAACTGCCTGACCGATTGCAAACTCTACCGCTTGACCACTTGCAGAAGTTGTTACACCTGTTCCACCTGTGAAAGTTAATGATTGTGTATCTAAATCAACTGCTAAAGTACCACTATCCGCTGCACCGTCAAGGTCTTGAGATTGTAGTTCTGTAGTTACTGCATCAACATAAGCTTTAACTGATTGTTGTGAAGGAACTTTAACTGCTGAGTCGGATGCCATGTTGTCTTCATCGACAAAGAAGTCAATGTTTCCAACTTGCACTGCGTTTGCAGCGATTGTTACAGCACCACTTGATGCCATAGTTGCATCACCACTCATTGATACGTTATCGAATGAATTACTTCCATCATGAACAAGCATTTGTCCGCCTGTTGGAGATGAAATATCTGAATCCGAAGCACCTGCTAGGGTTGATGTTGTTGATAAGAATGATAATGCGCCTGAACCGTCTGTTCCAAGAACTTGGTTAGCACTACCGTCCGTTGAAGGAAGAGTCCACGTTACTGAAGAGCCTAAAGTGTTTGGAGATTTAAGAGCAACGAAGTTTGTTCCGTTGTCTGTGTCTTCCATTAACTTAATACTACCACCTGTACTTGCACTATTACCGACTTTTAAGTCAGCAGGAGTTGCAGTAGAACCAGCTAGCATATCTGTATAGTACTTACCACCAATTGCTTGGATTAATGCAGTACTATTATCAGAGTCTACTGATTCAATGTATAGTTTCGCTCCAGCACCCGAATTCGACCTATCCTGTACGTACGCTAATTCACCTTCCGCTAAGTCGGAGATAGCTGGTGCAGATACACCTGTACTTCTTTTAATCTGAATTACTGTTGCCATTTTTATTTCCTTTTAAATAAAATTATTAGTTGTTGTTTCTCGTTCACTATCCCGAGAAGTTGAGTTCATTATATAGTCTGTCCACTCACAATGTGGGTCGTTGTCTCACTGTCGACAACCTTGATTTGTACACTTATTTAGTGTTTTAGAATGTCCCACCGTCTAAAACGGTAGTTGTAGTCCATTTGTCTGATGCTTGGTCATATGATAGTAATCCATCATCTGTTTCCGAAGCATTTACGTCTGCAAGTTCATTGATTGATTTTGCAGTGATGTCTGTTTGGGCTGCAGAAGTTCCACCCATAGCAACCTGTGTTGCTTTGATGTTTCCACCACCAGTGACTTTACCACCGACGGTTACAACTCTACTTAATGTTCCTCTAATTGCCATATTATTACCTCGTCACACTTGGGGTTACGATGGCTTGTCCTTCTATTACTCTAGTCGTTGTTGAACCACTAGTTACAGTCATATCGTAAACATACCTGCCTGGCTCCAATGCACCAGTAACAGTATCGGTTAATGATAAAGTTACCTTACCATCAGACGCTGATACTACAGTACTGAATGTTGCACTTGCATTTGTTGAAGTATATGTCTTTCTCATTTGTGCAGCTGCAGTATAACCTGTTAAGTTAAGAACATTTCCAGTTGCATCGGTGACATCTACAGTAATGCTGAAGTCTGTATGTTGGTCGATAAATATGTTTGCAAGAATAGCCATATAACTATTTATACCTTTTTAAGTTTTACTTATGAATTAAGCACCAAACTCACCCATTGGGAACTGAGCAGTTGGTACAGATTGGTGTGTTTTCCTTGCAGTTCCACTATCATTTACATAAGCTTCTTCTACCTTTCTTAGAGTTCCATTGTCATTAATGAATACACCTTTAACTTTTGCATTTCTAGGTATGACTCTTTGATGTGAGTAAGTAACTTGATAGGTAAATGGACTTTGGTGTTGATATGATATCTGAGCTCCAGCATTATAGAAGAAAGGTGTTTGTGTATTTCTAATATTAGGTTGTTGTCCTTGTACTGAATTTTGATATGTGAACGGACTTCTATGTGCATAGGTAAATGGACTTCTTCCATCTGCAATATATGGATAAGATACTTGCTTGTTTCTAATATTAGGTTCAGTTGCAGTTGCAATGTAAGGATAAGGTACATCGCGATTACCAATAGCTGGTTGTTGACCTGTTGTTGCATACGTAAATGGACTTCTATGTTGATAGATACTTGGTAATTGACCAGTTCTTTGATACGTAAATGGTGTTTGACTTTCTTTTACAACATTTGTTTGTGCATTACTAGGGTTTCTATATGTAAATGGAGACCTATGGTTGTATGAAACTTGTCTTATTGCTTGTCTATTATATGTAAACGGACTTCTTGTCTCGTAGGTAAACGGTGACCTATGAGCATATGTCGCAGGTTGTCTTGCATCACGTATGTTAGGTTCTCTTCCCTCTACAGGACTTCTATATGTAAGTGGACTTTGATGTTGATACGTAGACGGTGACCTGTGACTATATGTTAAAGGACTTCTATGTTGGTATGTATTAGGTTGTCTTGCCTCTCTTATGTTTGGTTCCTGTGCATTCACTGGACTTCTATAAGTGAACGGACTTCTATGTGCATAGGTAAATGGTGACCTGTGACTATATGTTAAAGGACTTCTATGTTGGTATGTACTAGGTTGTCTTGCTTCTCTAATATTAGGCTGTCTTGCATTTACAGGATTTCTATATGTAGTAGGTGTCTGACCCTGTGTGTCATAAGTTGCAGGCTGTCTTGCATTTCTAATATTTGGTTCTTGTGCATTTGCAATATAGGGATAGGCGTTTTGTCTATTTGCTATAGAAGGCATCCTATATGAAACTATAGTAGGTTGTTGTAAACTATATGGTTGTTGAGCAATGGCCATTATTGTAAATCTCCACCACCCTTAGACATCGACAATTGAATCAATTGACTCGTTGGGTTTGTTGTATAGATAGTAGGATTACTTCCAACATTTCCATTCACAACTTTTAATTGTATTGAAACACCTGTAGAACGAAGATAACCTAAAGAACCTTGGTTACTACTGCCAGAACTTGCAGACCACTTAAACCCTACCGCTGTTG